GTCCAAGGCGTTTTCGCTGTCAATCAATACCACATAGATACCTTGCTCTTGTGCGGCTTTGATTAGGTTGCCTGAACAGATATAACTTTTACCTGCACCACTTTCACCTGCCAGTACAGTAACCTTACCTAAAGGAACACCTTTGTTAAAGTCACTGCTGATTAGATAGTTTAAGGCATAGTTGCCTGTGCTGATCCAGTCTGTTGGATCATTAAAACCGACACCAAGTCCATCAATACTTTTTGTCAGAGTTTTACGAAATTTTGATAAATCAAACGCTTTAGTTGCCATGTTAAGAGTCCAATTCCATAGATAGTGCTTCTTTGATTACTTCAATCAATTCCGCTTCTGTACTGCACATGACCTTGCAGTTCTTCCAGTCATTGTCATTGTCGCGACCACCGACTTCAATCATGAAGCCATTGTCGTAGCGATTAATTGTAAAGGATTCATTTACCTTAGTAAGTTTGTTTAATTTTTTAGCCATAATTATTCTCCGTATAGTGGTGAGAAGTATAGAGGGGTTGCCTCTATACTTACTCTAATTGATTAAGACTTTTGACGATTGCGAATCATCGCAAGAATGTCTTCTGCACGACCACTACCATTTGCTGGAGCAGTTTGTGCTGGAGCCGCAGGGCGTGTTGCCGCTGGCTTGGCTGGAACATCATCTGGGTCAATGTTGTGATCTGCAACTGGCCCACTTGTGGCTTTGTTAGGATCACCAGTTACTTGTCCCATACCTGCTGGACGGAAGTATTGTCCCCAGGCTTCTTTGTCAAACGGCTCGCCGTTGACTGATGCTTCAAACATTTCTTTGATAACTCGAATTTCTACATCTGTAGGCTTCTTAGGCAAGAAGTCTTGTAGGTTGAACAATCCATGTGCTTTGATACCGTTTTGTTCTGCATCGGTAAGAGGACGCTCACGACGGCTCCACTTACTTGTAGAATAATCTGCGTATCCACCTTTGCTGGTCTTGACTAATTTAAAGTCAACGCCACGTGCTAGGTCTGTTGGCAATTCTTCCAACTCTGGATCAACCAATGCTGATTTGATCAATTGGAAAATCTGTGGGCCGATGATGAATCGACGGATTGGATTTTCTGGATGACTTTCTTCTTTCAGACCGTCTTCTACAACAAAGCCTTGGAAAATGTAACTACGCTTTTTCCAGTACTTACGACCTTGCTCTTCAAGACTCTTGTCTTTAAACCAACCGCGAACTTCTGAAAGGATTGGGCAAGCCTCGCCATACATTTCCATACATGGAACTTGTACTTGAACTTGCTTGTTGTCTGTTTCGCCTTTGATGCCTGCGAATGGCAGTTTGATCATCAAACGCTCTGCCCAGAAGAATGTGTTGTTTGAGTCGCCATCCGGAAGGAATCGGACTGTGGATTCTTTACCTTGCTCTAGGTTCCAGAATGGATAGATTGCGTTGTCACCAACGGGGCGGTCTCCGCCATTTGAACGTGTTTCTTGTGCCTGTAGTTTTGCACGAATTTCTGCTAATGTGGCCATAATAGTTCTCCTTTTAATATGCCTATGTACTGCGTTTTTGCCTATTATTGTTTTACACCGTGTAAAACAAAAAGTGCATACATGTTATTGTACGCACTTTTATTTATTAAAGCAAGACATTTCTTGCTTAAAACTGGTTTAATTTTGCCAGATTAATATTTCATTAATTCTTTAATACGAACTAATTCTGGATTAATCGATTCGCCTGTATCAAAACCTTTGCGACCATCTTTGCCCATAGCACCAACCATGCCTCTGTCACTGCTAAAGAATGTGGCTGCAAACATCAATAGTATTGTACCGATAATTGCCATAAAACTACCACCAACAGTACCCCACATTGCAGATGCCGCGATGCCAGACCCGCCTAGGCCTAGTGTATATAACAACTGTACCATTTTGCCTTGCCAGTTTCCTGCAATGCCTTCGGCCATTTCTGCTTTGCTTTTCTTGCCAACTATTTGATCAAAGCCAAATGCTGTGGCTACTTTAACGGCGTTGTCTTTATTAATTGAAAAATCGCCGCCGGTAATTTGTTTAACTTTATTAGCAATGTCGTCTTGGTTTTCAGCGCCAACGACTTGCATGACTTTTGGCAAAATTTTAGCCTTGATCATGTCCATTAACCCTTCGTTAATGTTGCTTTCACTCTTGTTGTTTGTATCATCTTCATCGTCACCGGTAATGCCGCCACCAATATCTTTGCCTGCTACACTGCCAACGGCTTTGCCAACTGCGGCGCCAACCGGACCACCGACTGCGCCCGCGGCCGCTCCTGCCATACCACCTAGTGCGCTGCCAACTGCTGCCCCGTATTTGCCTTCGCCCTTCATTGAAAGTTTTTCAACTACATAGTGAGCAAACTGTCCGGCTTGTTCTCCAAACTTCTTTTCGCAGGCAATCTTAACACCTTCTTCGCCACGTGGGAAAGTTCCAGTGTTGCGATCATACATGCTGGCAATGAATTCTACAACTTCTTGAGGAATCGCTTGTTGCTCTGCTTGCATTCCTGCTAATTCTTCTTCTTGTTCAAATTCAGGAGTGGCTAGTTCATCTATTTGACTTTCAAATTCGTCAAACATATCTGAACTTTCTTCAACATCACACTCACACGGATCTTTGTGGCAAGTGTCGCAGGTAGCGGCTTCTGAAACTAAATCATCATAAGTCAAGCCACGATCTTGTTTTTCTTTAACTAGTCGATACAAGTAAGGAAATACATCTGTGAGTTCTTCGTTGAATGTTTTAACAGTTAGTGCATCTACCCATGTTTGCATTAGGTCTTCAGGAACATCAATGTTCTCTGCGGGGCTAAAACTTTCTCTAAACGACTCGTAATAGGATGCACGTTGTAGTGCGGCGATCTCTGTTTTAATTTGATCAATACGTTCGATCACTTGAGTAGTTACATCGTCTAATGCTTCTGCCATTACACCACTACGGCTTGTGTAATTTTTAAACTGACGTAATTTTCCAATTTCTTCAGATAACCCAGTAATGTAGCCACCAATAGCATCATATGGATTACCTCCGTTGGCAACGTGTGTGGCCATTGCACGAGCACCGTTTAAGTGTCGTGTTGGATAGCGGAAACGTTCACCGTTGGCGCTTTCAATATAGATGCTTTCAATCCGCTGTGTTCGACCGGCAGGATTTTCCATGTTGACTGGTTGACTGTGCCTAACAATAATCTTGGCCTCGCCCATGTCTTGGAAACTAGTTTTACTTGTTCCGAATAATCGTGATTCACTCATTTTATTTTCTCCGCTTTCCTTGCTTAGATATTTGTAATCTCTTTTGTCTAGGTTAGACTTTGTGATGTCTCGTGTGTCAAAATTCAATATGTTTGATCTTGCGAACCTGCGTAAATCTTTTAAAAAATCAAACCAATTAGTTTTACCTACGTCAGCATTGTCCAGCATATCTGCTGTGTAAATCACAGTTAATGATTTCTGATCAAGTTTAATGTTGACTCTTCCAAGTACTTCTGATCCAATTTTAAAATTAAAGTCAAAAAATCGTGCTTTGTCCTCTTCATCAGTTAAGGCACCAGTTTCATCGCCAATTTTAATGTCAGAAAATTGACTGCGAATTTTATTAAACAAATCGGTAGATATTGTACTTAGGTCTTTCATGTTAGTATTTAGTTAGAAACTGCTGGAAATAAAGATAGGCATGGGTGGCTCAAAATCACCGTCCTCATCTTCTAATCTGCCACTCATTAGATCAAACACACGCTGATCCCAATCTGCTAGTACTGCACTCATACGTACAGCCAGTAATAATGCGCTTACAAGGTCGTCGGTTTCGCCTGATTTCGCTTTGAAAGTAATGCCGTTGGCAATAAAAGCCTTGAGTTCTGATATCAGCACTTTACTTTTAATTTTCATTTTTCCAGACTCTACTAAGTGTTTAAGTCTACTACAGGCTGATATTTTACTTCGATGTGTGGTATTGAATCCTTTGCGGAATTTACGCACATGCCCTTTACGTATAGGCTCAGCAATAAACATTCCTGGTATGTTTTCTTCGCCCATATTTTTAATAACAATCAAGGCACTTTCTCCAAGAGTGTTGTTTTCTACACTCCAATAGATATTGCTACCGTTGGTTGCTGGGCAACATTCTGCAATGTATTTGTTGATGTCTTTGAGAATTTTTATCTGCCCTTCTATGGCTGTTTGATTATGTTGCCATTCTGCAACTTGTTCCATACTGGGCAATTCAAACACTTGTATAGCGGCGTTGTTGCCACCAGTGCCTAGAGCAGGATCTAGGGATACAACATAAATCATATCGTCTTTGGGTCGCTTGTACCAGCGGCATTGTCCCATTTTCATAGAAGGTTCTATACCTTCCATGCCTGCAAGGCAAATACTGTTGATCAGTGTTTCGTCAAAGATTAAGAATTCACAACCGTATTCTCGACGAAATCGTTCTTCACCGATACGACCAAGTTCTTGTTCTTTCCACTTTTCATCACGGTCAGGGTGTTCCCACCATTCTGCTTTATATCCATGAAATCCATTTACGCCTACGTCAGTTTCATTGCCATAACTGTCAAATAATTTATTTGCTTCTTTCCAAATAATGGCAAATGTGTCTTCGTCACTGTTAGGTG